ATAATTTCCATTAGTACAGGTAAGGAGGTTGATGTAATGCGTGGTAATCTAGAACGTTTGAATGGTGAGTTAGGTCTCTTCCTTGATGATGCGGACCGGAATGACCCATCCTATGTGAAGAATATCATAAGCCTCCATAAGGAAGTTCGTGAGACTTTGACTACTATGGTGAGATTCCAAGAAAAGGCAATGGGAGAGGTTCAACATAATATACAGGCCGACACTGTTAATATCCTGAAAGTAGAACTCGCGAAGGAATCCCCAGAGGTTTGGAAGCGAGTGAGAGCCAAACTCCTAGAAGAGGAGGAGGTAGATTCAGATGCGTCCTAAGTTCTACGAGGTCCCTGTCCATCGTCTTATGTGTAAGGACGTGAGGATGAGTGGGATTCTCACAGAGAATCGTCCACTACATATCAAGGAGATTAAACTCTTTCTCTCCCTTCTCAGTGAGGTGGTGGACCGTTGGTACGAGGCTGTTGGCCCAATGAATCCAGAGATAGCAGCCAACCAGACTTTACATCAAGGATTGGTTCAGGAACTGAGTAGTAGTTATCTTCGTATTATAGACGATGATACGGAAGCAGTTTTTATTGAGAGGGAGCGACTGGATTTCTTGTTCCTCAAGTTCACGGAGATGCTAAAATCTTTTTCGAGTGTGTTCGCATCACCTATTGAACTTATCACATTCTATCGAAGTATAGTTCACCGGCTGGAATTGACCCATGACATCATAATGGAGGGAGAACATGGCTGGTAAGAAAATACAGAAGGATGTTGGTGGTGGCTTACGAGGGTCTACATCAGGACTTCGTTTTAATCCACGGGAGGCTCCAGAATTTGCGGAAGAGGACCGTAATTATGGGCGAGATGACCCAAAGGGAAAAGAGAAAGAGGACCAGAGTAAGCGAAAGGAAAAAGAGGCCCGACATAGAAAAATTGCAGGTCTTCAACATATTTCCTTACGGGTTCATGGTAAGAAGAATAAGAGGAAACGTGATAAGGACCGCGAAAGGAATGATGAGGAATTATCTGAGATGACCGGGCCTGCTAGTAGCACAGGCTACGCGTTAGATGTTGCCACTGGTGCTAAGACTGGTGGTGGCTCCGCTATGGGAGGCCCTAATATCATGACAGGTGAACCTCTGGATTTGGCTATGAGTACCTTAATTCATAAGAAGTCTCCCAAGAAGGAAAAGAGGGAAAGGCGTTACGGTAATACAGATACCATACAAACTGTTAGGAATCAAGCGACAGGGGCGAAGACCGCGAAAAAAAGAAAAGGCATGGGTGGTAGTACAGAAGATAATTACTACAAGCAAAAACTCGGTCTGTCTGGTTTGCCTCATAATAATACCTCGCAACCAGAGAAACAACCTGCTAATTGGGATAAGTTGCACAGGCAAGTTGGTAAGACAAAGAAGCCTAATCTTAGGAGGTTGGAGACTCGTACTAGGAGACAAACCAGCCAAATTGCATGGCAAAAGGACTTTCGACAGAGGCATAATTCCCAACTTAGGAATCAGGTGGCACGTAGTGAGGGGACAGGTAGAAAGGGCAGCAAGAGAGGGACTGGTATTTTCGGTTCTGGTGGAAGTATGTCGAAAGCACCCAAGCAAAGTTTTAAACCAGGGAAGTTACCATCGGTGTCACCATTATCAGTACCCCCTGCTCCTTCACAGCCAAGGGCTCCCTATACGAGTGGTCAACCTCGTTCCCTTTCTGGTATGTCTCTCCATCAAGCGTCCGATACCTCACCTGTTGCGACTGCTAGTTCGGCATATGCTTCACCTATTGCGAACACAATTGCCGCCTCTTTCGATACTATAGCGCGAGCGGAGGAGTATTTACTCAAGGCACCGGAACTCACCAGTAATGATATAACAGAGTTCAAATATTTAATTCGAGATTTGAAGAGGCTCTTACGTTCGGGGATATTGTCTAAGGCCGGTTTGGAAGATGCTGAGCATGATGACGATAGACCTACCCCGAACGCACATAGGAAGACGACTAGCCACCCAACCGGAGCCACGAGTGTGGACCCTGATGATGACCCGCGATACTGGGGCGCTCATCCCATGGGTCTCTTATTACCTCGGAGGGGACATTTGTGATAGGTAACTTGTTTGATGACCTACTTTTGAAAGGTCATGGAGTATGGGTTAAACACCCTCATATTCCAGAAGAATATAATCCATTGACCGGGAAAATGGAGGCTGGTGAGATGAAGCGTGTTTTCGCCCCTAGTGAAGTACCGGATGGTGTGAATCCCATACACATCAATCCTTACACTAGTGATATGGAATCAGGGATGTTCAAACGATGGGGGGAAAGTCCTGACCACCCCAGTGAACAAGATGCACATGGTAAGCCTCTGAGATTCATCAATAGGGATGTCTTGTCTTCTTTAGTAGACGAATACCTCAGGGCCTTGGTTAAGGCTGGGAAGATAGACCCGAGGAATAGTGCTGCGATGGAACTTAAGAAGGTTGATTTGAGAAAAATGTTGAATCGTGGCGCTAAACTGCATAATTCCAATAAAACTCTGTTAGATAAGAATCGTTATCCTGAGAAAGGTGTGTGGGTGAACCCAGACAGTAAGGACGGTCAACATCCAGACTTCTTGAAGCACATTTGGACCCCTAGGTTTCAGCATCTAGCGAAACACCAGAATTACATGAACGGTACTTGGGTGCTCAAACCAAGGAAAAATAAAGATGGGACGTCTGACATGGATACTCACCCAAGTAAGGTTCTACTACGAAATGAGAAGGGGGATTATATTACAGGCGCTAAGAGCGATGGGTTACACGAGCATCATGGAGAGATGACAGAAGGTCTCTACTTCGGAGCCCTTCCAGAAACTAACTACCTTTTCAAACAAGAATACCCTGATGTCGAGTTGACCTCGCAACTGAATATGGGAAATATCATCGAGCCGGGTGCTGTTGTGTCAGCCCATCATTCTGATGGTACACGTTCAACTGTGGTTGAAAGGGCTCTCAAACAGAATCCGGTCACTCATGGACGAGGTGGAGTCAGTCCTAGGAATGCTAAACATCCTCCTGTTGGGTTTGAACAAGCCCTGTTGAGTCTCCATCCCATCCTCTTCACTCCTCAGGGAGGAAGGTCTGGACGGTCCGATGACCAGCAAAAATTTGCTCATTGGTTCTTAAGTAAGAAGGGCCAAATACAAACAAATCCTCATGATGTAGTCAATTTTGCAAAGTCCCCGGTGTGTCAGATGCTTTACCACTCATATAAGGGTCAGAGCAGTGATAAGGGTGGGCAGACACCTGCTCAGTCGACTATAATCAGGCAGATGCGGCAACATATGGCTAGTGGTTTGGGTATTCCAATGGGGGAGTATGAGGGTATGACGGGTGATGATAAGAGAAAGTTCTCTGTACATAATACAAATGTTAAGCATATGAGTATAAACGATAGTGAATTTTTTGGTAGGATGAAAAGGGCTCGTACTACAATGAAGAAATTACTCTACTATTCAATGCGGTATAACGAGAATCCTGAGTTAGATAAGGGATTGGCTGCCCAGGCCGGTATGTCTAATTTCAATGCAGGACAACTCGTCAAAACTTCTGTACGCTCTGCGCTTAGAGGAATCCCAACTGTAGGCCCTGAATCATACAACTGGTTGGATGAAACTAACGTCCCTAAGGAAGAAATGGTACGACCTGCTGCCCCTAAAGAAGGAATCTCACCTTATGTTAATGACAGTGCTCCAAGTGGTGCGGTGACTGGTGGCGGGGGGCAGAGTCTATCAAGTCCTCTTGCACACATTACTCCTCCAGCAGCACAACCTTCGGAGAGCCCTTATGCAGGGTTATTTGGTATAAATTCCAGTGGTAAGAAGAGTGTGGATACGCTCCATGACCTAATGGAGTCCTTACAGTCTGCTGATGCAAGGATGGATAATTTAGTTCTAAAACAATTGCCTGAATTTAGACGTTTCAATCTCTTCAATAACCAGGATTGTGACCTCCTTTGTGACACCTTTGGTTTGCAACAAAGGGATTTACTCTTCATACAAGAAGGAGTAGGCGATTGGACAAGTATCGCGAAAGAGTTGAATGTGGACCCCCGTGTCGTTAAGGCAGTGAAAGTGGCGTTGAGGTGGTAGTTTGGTTTACAAATGGACGACATTAGAAAAGGCGGAGTATAGGGTTCTTGGTAATAGAACACCTGAAGGTGCTCCTCTCCCAATACCTTCTGAGGGAGAGGAACCTGGCTATTCGTGGTCGAGCGGTGATACAGACCACGAACAAGATAGAGGGGGCGCTATAACTCCACCACCCCTTCCTAATTTTTTGGGTGGAGGGAGGGAGCAGCCACAGGAACTTCCTAAGGTAGACCGTTTGAAACTCATTGCTGAGAAGAACCCAGGTCTCCCTATAGGTGTACCTGAGATGAATCGTTTTGAAGGTCGGAGACGTCTAGCACACCTGGAGGGTGAGGACCACACTAAAGTTACCACCCCTGACCCAGAGACTGGTAAGACACTATATGAAGACGAAATGACTCCTTGGCAGACTTTACAAAGGAAGGTGAAGGAATCAAAGAATGCTCAGAAGTTAAAAATCAAGGAGAGGTATGACAAGCAACGCGCTACACATAAGGACTTGAACAAACGAATAAGTCATCAACAGAAGGAACTACGGGAGATGGTGAGAGCAGGTCAAGTACTGGGTCCCAATTGGGGGAAATATGCTGGGAAGCATCCCAAGGAATTGTTGCGTAACAGAGGTCAGCCATTCGTCCTTCACACTAGAGAAGGTCCTGTACCCTCCGGTGTTGGTGGGAGGAAGGGGCCACTAGGTGCACGGTTACAGGATAAGTGGAGCCAGGGGACCAATACGGTAGGGGATTACCTCCATCCCTGGACTAGAAGCGACCGGAAGGCTGTTAGAGCGGAGCGGAACGCGTTGCAAGACGCTATAGGTGACTATTACAATCACAGGGCGTGGAACCCCACCTGGGAAATGCCGGTGAATCAGAGGCGTCGACTCAACAGATTTTGGCGTGACCTCCTCGTTGACCAAGGAGTGGATAGGAACATGGCGGGGAAGATGGCCCGTGGGATTGACTTGGGTAAGAAGATAGAAGGAGCCCTTGCTTTCCAGCAGAACCCAACTTACGATAGCGCCCCGAAGGCCATCCGAGACCTGATTGATGAGGCAAGAGCGGCAGGTGCCAGCAGTCCAGTCGGCTATGATGCCTCTACCTCGGCGCAACTCTCGACTTTATGTCGTGAGAGAGGGTTGACCCGAGGTGGTACTAAGGCTGACAAGAAGGCCCGTCTAGTAGAGTATGATGAGAAGGCAGGAGCAGTTACAGAGGAAGAGGGAGGAGGGGAAGAGGAAAGAGGGGACGAGGGAAGAGGGGGAGAGGAATACCCATGGGAAAAGGACGCACATGGTGATGACATAGAAGACATTGACTGGTTTGATACAGCCTCAGGTCAGACAAAAACAACATGGGATGACATCGGTCTTGGGACTGTGAAGGGTTTTGCCGGTGTGGGTAAAAAGTTATTCTTAGAGAAACTACGACACTATCGTAAGGAATACAGTGATACTGCCCCAGAGGCTATGGACGAGTTCGTTAAAACTCACACTCCTGAGGAGTTCATAAGAACATTAGTTAACAATCGAGATTTTACTGACGAGTTCTCTACGAAATTCACACAAAGACATATTCGGGCTTGGAAGACTAAAATTGAAGAGGGTATGGACGAGAAGGCCATGGACAGGATAATTCGGTATATCACTAATAGGAAACATACCATAAGGGATTTTAAAAAAGTAGAAAAGTCTGATGACCCTTTTAACCTAGCATGGATGTCCATCAGAAAAGGATAGATGACATGACTCGGGCTACTCTAGAGGTTATCGAAGATATTGACTGGGAGATGTCCAAAAAGGACTTCAAATTCTTCTTCGAGCAGATGCTTGGCTGGCAATTGGCGGACCATCACGCTAAGTGGTTTCATAATCTTAATACTCATAACAGGTACTGTGTGAAGGCTGCCCGTGACCATGGCAAGTCTACTTTATTCCTAGGTTATTTGTTGTGGAAGGTGTTGTTCACTCCAAGACTTGATACTATGATTTTCAGTCATAGTCTCGACCAGTCTATCCGTCACATGAGAACGCTCAATGACCTGATAGATGGCAACCCAATGCTTGCTAAGATGAAGGATAAGGATGCTTGGTCCAAAACCTTCTTCGGTTTCAAGAACGGCTCTCGAATCAATGCGAAGTCAGTTGGTGGTGGTGTTCGTGGTGCTCACCCTGATATCGTCCTCTTGGATGACATACTCTGGGGAACCACAGAGACTGAACTGCAACGTGTCGCATCATGGTTCTATGAGGTCCTAGTACCCACAGTCCATCACACTTCCCAACTCGCTGTAGTTGGCACTCCATTCACACCTACTGACCTTTACACCGAACTCGAGAGGAGGGATGGTTACCTAGTGGAGACATATCCTGCTATCAATGAGAAAGGAGAACCTCTATGGCCATGGCGTTGGTCTTTGGAAGCCCTAGATAGCCGTAGGATGGATATGCCTGCTATTGCCTTCACTCGTGAGTATCTCTGTGAGCCAATGGATGACATGTCCAGCCTTTTCCCCTCTACGGTCATCAGTGCTTGTAAAGATACACATCTCACTTTATTGGATAGAAGACATAAGAATGATGATAGTCAGTATTTCATTGGTTGGGACCCTGCTATATCCTCTGACAGGCAGGCTGATTACACGGTTATGCTAGTCTTACGTAGACCGTCTGACGCACCAGAGACTCTGGAACTCGCTCATGTGGTGCGTAGGAAGGGTATGGATTTCAGGACGCAGATAATAGAGATTCAACGACTTAATAGCAAATTCCGGCCTGATGTGATAGAACTTGAAGCCAACCACTTCCAGCGTGTGTTTGCAACAGAACTACGAGCAGATACTGACCTTCCTATCAAGACTTTCATCAGTACGAAGCAAAGACGTGAGAGTCTTCTTATGGGATTAGTGCTCCGTTTCGAGAGAGAGCAGATTCGTTTACCGTGGGGGGACGATAGGTCGCGTGACCTTATTAGCAAATTGGAGCATGAACTACTTATGTTTGGAATGAGTAAGGTGGGAAAGTTGGAAAGCATTGCTCGTCACGATGACTTCGCTATAGCGCTCGCTTTGGCTAATTGGTCCACTACAGAGTTCCGTGAGAGAATCATCGACTTGGATACATTAATGTCGGGGTTGATAGATTGAATTGGTTTGATGTTCTCAAGGAGAAGGAGCATATCTCCTTAGGCATCTCCGGCTCGCGTTCACTCAGAGATTACGACGCCTTTGAGGACAAACTCAATGATTGGGTTCGTCAAAATGGGAGACCGAACCAGATGGTCTCTGGGGGGCAGACTGGAGCAGATACCTTCGGGCGGAGATTCGCTGAGGAAAATGACATACCGTTCGTCGAACACCACCATGATGACCCTCGTTATCGTTACGCACGACCTAACAAATATTATGCAAGGAATATGGCATTAGTCCATGACTCCACCCACCTCCTTGCATTCCCTTCGGAGTTCAGCCGTGGCCGACATTTAGGTCGAGATTGGGAGAATACTAGAGGGGGGACTCAGTGGACCATGCGCTATGCACAGAATGAGGCAGGGATACCAGTAGACCATCATTGGGCGGAGGACCTCGAATGACTTGGAGTAGTGCTCTCATTGGCGACGACTATGACGCCCACACGGACGAGCCTGATGCTGACAAGGCTTGGGTTATTAAGCAGTTACAGCAACATCCTTTGTTGGCCAAGCAAGGTTCTGTAGGAGCAGTATTCAGTACCGGTACAGGGAAGACCAACGCGGGTGGTGAGGGTGAGTTACCTCCTATGATTTCCCCTCCAATCACAGACCCTAAGAAGGAAGAGGAAGAGAAAAAACGTTTGCTAGAACTAGGCTTACAACCAAAAGGGGCCTCAATGAGTGGGTGGTTTCAAGATACTTTCGGGCAAGATGCTAGTACTATGGTCAAGGAACTTCGTATGAAGCGAAGACTTCACAAGCAATACAGGGATGATATAGATGATGCGATAACTCTTATTCGTTCCATGAAACAGTCTGAAGTAGATTCAGTACTCAATTCTTTATCATGGGCTGGTGAGCATACCACTGCTATTCGGGGTTTGGGGCTCTCAGACAGGGACCTGAAGTCACTACGCACATTTGGGACTCAGCGAGAAGTCTCCCTCAAACAGGCGTGTTTCCAGTGGGAAAATGCCAATGAAGCGATTACTAAACTTTCTATGATTGACGGTCAGTTTGATGAAAGTCAGAAGCAGTTATGGAGCGATGCGATGAGAATGAAGAAAGAGGCTAAGAAAATGTGGGGTAACACCTTACATCAGGCGGATACACTTACGAAGTCTAATGCTATGTTCTTGAATAAGTCTGTTAACATCCTCGAGTCTTACGGGCCCATGAATGTACGTACCCTCCTATCACACATGAGTGATTCCGATGGTAGGAGTAAAGGCCTCCCAACAGTTCAGCAGATGGCTGCACTGCTCAAGACCTACGGGGTGGAATATGATGTCATCAAACACAAAGGAGAGTGGGAGGTCCTTTCTAGGGATTCAGAAATATTGATGAAAGACCCGTGGGCGTATGCTGCTGGTTTTTTGGATGCTGATGGCTATATTACAATAACCAAACGAGGCGAACCTAGGGCTGGTATTGTCGCTACAGGGGAACGTGGTAAAGTCCATTGTGAAAACCTGCATAAGACACTCGGTTGTGGTGTACTGCAGTTAGATTTGAAAATCCACAAGAATAGTTTACGGAGTCAGCACCGTCTCCAGTTCTATAGCATGAGGGATTTGACCAAGTTACTCAAAGGTGTTTCACCCCATTTACGTATGAAGAAGAATCAGGCTTCTTATGTGCTTGAGTTGCTAGCATTGCGAGGGCGTGACAGTGATTTAATTAGTAAGCGACGTGATGAGTTATATCGTTTGTCGAAATGGGAAAATTGGAAGGATGTTAAGGCTGATGAACTACTTATGGAGTGGAATGTTGATGAAGCAGAGGTTCTCTCATGGGGTAGGCAGGACCCTGAGGTGATACGTTTGATTGACGATGCTGTTGGTTTGATGGAGGAGATTTGATGGTAGAGGATGACAGCGCAGTAACTCGATTCATCGAAAGGGTAACTCGACCTTTCCGGCGTAAGAGCACCCCTGAGCCGATAATGCCGTTATGGAAGGCAGGCATACAAGAACCTGTATTAGTACAAGGAGTTAGCATTCCCGCTCTATATGCTACTGTACAGGAAAGTATTATTCTCAGAACGACAATAAATACACTCTCTCAAGAGATATTCCGAAGAGGATTTTATTGGAAAAAGAAATTCCACTTCCAGTGCGACCAGTGCGAAGAGGAGTATCAGCATGATATACAGGAATGCAATGTTTGCGAGAGTAGTAACTTCTCTACACCAGAGGCTGACCAGATATTGTATCCACGGTGGTTTGTCAAGCAGCGTAATGGTATGGACCAGTCATTCATGGATGTCATTCGAGAGGTAGAATGGGATTTAGATATCGTCGACGACGGTTTCATGGTTCTCCTTAAAGACTACTATATACATCCAGAGAACCAGACTATTGAGTTCTTTAGAGTAAAGGAAATGGTACGTGGTGACCCTACATTTATGCGTATAGTAGCCGATAAACGTGGAGTTAGAGGTGGCAGGTATTTGATATGCCCTGTCCATAGAGATAGGACCTATCCACATGCAGCAGATAATGAGAAGAACTGTGACGTCTGTGGCTTGATTCTCCAAGATGTGCATTTCATCAATACAGCAGGTTCTGGTAAAACTCAGTATTACATAGACGGGGAAGTTATCCATATCTCCAAATATAATCCTTCTAAATTATACGGTCGCAGTCCTGTAGCGACGATGTGGAGACAAGCCATGACTTTGTCCGCTATGGACAACTACATGTATCTCGCTTATCAGAAGAAGCGAATACCTCGTGGTGTCCTTGCCATCACCACCGATAACATCCAATCTACAGCATCTTTCTGGAAAGGTGCTGAGGAAAAGATGGAACGTGACCCTAACTACATTCCTAAGGTTGGCATCGAATCAGCCACTGGTCGAGGTAGAGTCGAGTTTGTGCGATTCATGGATTCACTTGACGAGATGCAGTATGGTGCAGTTAGAGATGAATTACGTATGCGCATCGCGGCTTTCTATGGTGTATCCAACGTTTTCATGATGGATACTGGTAAAGGTGGTGGTCTCAATAACGAGGGCCTCCAAATACTGGTGACTAATCGGGCTGTAGAATATGGCCAAAAACTCTACGCTCGTGAGGTGTTCCCTCGACTTTTCGGTGAAATGGGGGTCACAGATTGGGAGATGACACTTTATCCGAATGAGGAAGAAGACGATGTCACTAGACTACGTAGGGATGAGATGGAGGTTAACATTGCACAGCGTATGGCCCAACTGGGTTTCCAGCCGGAACTGACAGAGGATGCTGGGAGGGATATCAGGTTCTACTACAAGCAACCACCACCACCACAGCCAGGTCAGCCACCACAAGGTGCTCCTCCACCTGGCGGTCAACCTCCTCCAGGGGCTGAAGTTCCACCTCCGCCCGGAGGGGGGCCCCCACCAGGTGGTATGGCTCCCCCACCTCCCGGCATGCCGCCACAACAACCTATGCCACCTCCACCTGGAAAGCAGGAGACTGGACCTAAACCGGGAGTTGTTCCTGGTACTAATCTTGGTTTCGATAGAGCCAACGTAGGACAGCGTATTGGATTACCTCAAGAAAGGAGAAGGGGAGGGTCACCTATACGGACTATGGAGAAGGGTATGGGAGCAGGTTCTGGTTCTGAGAGTCAGGGCATACGCAGGAATACTCCTAATAACATAGCACCAGTCACTGCTACTACACAAATGTCTGGGGCACCCATACCGACTAAGAATGCTAGGAAGAAGAAGTCCCCTATAGAACAGGCTTTGGACTCTGTGCAGCAGGCCAAAGAGAAGATACAAGACCCCTTGGGTGAGAAAGGGACTAAAAACTTCGACCAATGAATAGATTAATGAGGGCATAGGCTATGCGAGTACACATGTCGCAGAGGATAGTGAAACTCGACCCGATGGTAAGAAAACTAGAGACTACCGTCACTGAGTTCAAGACCGCCCTAGAAAATGATGATTTAGTAGCCGCCCAGCAGTTTCTACGGTCCATTGCACAAACGAGTGATTACCTCGCTGAGGATGTAACCTCGATATACAAGGCTGAGACTGAGGATAATCAGGCTACTGGGGTCAATGATATATATGCTGGTGGGGTTCCCATCATGGAGTTTAAAGACCAAGGCAGTATTATCAAGGGTGACCGTCCAGTAGGGTATATAGGCCCTGATGGAATCCAGTCTACCTGGAAACCACAATACGGATTTGGACAGAGGGTCGACTGATGTCAGGCGATGTCGCCAATCTGGTAGATGCTCTAATCACTAAAATGGAGCGTATGGATGGTGACATAGGGATGCTTCAGTCTCAAAATCTAGAACTCAAGAAAATGATTGGCAACCCATCTGACCTTTTACAGAAGGCAGGTTTCGTTAAGTTCGGTACTCCTGAAACAGAAGATGTTTGGGGTGACCCCCTTCGTGGAGAGCGAAATAGCGTTATTGAGAAGGCGGCTATAGCCGTGGATGGTGTTATGGTAACTATGCCTAAATCAAACGAAGACTGGCATGAGATGGGCTGGGATGAGATTCATGCGATGGCTGATACAGCCGCTGTCGCAGAAGGTAGGCAGGTGGACCAATGAGACCAATGAAAGTAATAGCAGGGGAGTGGGCTCCCGACGTAGATGAATTGATGGAGAAAGCCAAGAGCATGGAGGACTTATTGGAGAAGACAGAGTCTCTCATGGATAATTCCCAAATGAGGAACATTACTGGTGTCGAAGAGG